GTTTTAGTTGCCATGGCTGTTGTGGGGCATCGACTTACCAGGACTCGTTCAACGTTGCAAAAAATCTTCAAAGGACTAATAATTGATGGAAATTCAGCATACTACTTATATTATAAATATGCACCACGGAATAATGTGATCGGATCAACAAAAAGCGAAGAAGAATGGCTACAAAAGAAGAATCGAATGTACAATTTACCAGTACTACAAGAATCGACATGGGAAGAGTTGTTTGAGAAGACAGAATTCAATTATGATCAAGGGGAGCGTGCATTGAACATATATTTAGACAGTTTGATTGAGCCAGAAGACATCGACCCCGAAGAAGAGTTCTTGCGTAATTATCACATGAGAAGCGAAGATGATAGTGATGTAGTTGAGTTTATACGAGCAAGAAGTAGAGAGGAGTGTGCCGTTTATGGTGATCTATCATTGAAGTATTGGTGTGCTTTGGTATTGGATTTATCTGCTGAGAATGCACATTATCCGATAGGTATTCAGACGCTGAAAGCTTTAGTCACACAATATGGTACACCATTTAGACAGAATTCACGGGATTTATCAAAGATTTCAGATGAAATACTTGCTTCAACAATTGTATTATTGGTCGAAATGTGTATTACAGAGAGTATAATTGAACTAAATGCTATATATCGCATGCGTGAGATTGAGGAAACGCAGATCATAATTGGTGCACATAAAATAAAGTTACACGAATTGATGCAAGAGTTATTCCTTGTATGTTTACCGCATCCTAAGAAGATCAATAATATGTTGCGAGCTGCTTATTCCTGGTACGTGAAAACTTTAGGTACAGCGAGCGAAAATATAACTTATCTGTCGAGCCGTGGAGGAGATGATCGAAATTCAAAAGATGTGGTATATACGCATTTTATTAATGAAAAGAATGTATATGCTAAGATGTTACGTGTGTCAAGGTTTCACCGAGACTCAAAGAAAGCGAATATACAAAAAGTCGTTGAAACAATCGAGTACGCAAATAGCTTGCTAACAACAACAAAGGTTGATTTACCTATCTTTCGGACTTTAATGCATAGCGTATATACGGATTATTTCGATCCACGTCAGAAAACCCACGTTTTATTCGCATCATATCTTCTCTCACTACAGGTGATTTCTGGTTATGGTCGCGCTTGGGTTAAGAATAAAGGAGATGATGAGGAAAAAATTATGAAACCAGACGAGAGTAATCTAGTTGCGCGAGTATGTGATAAGACGAAATTCTTCGTACAGAAGGCGTATGATGAGGCCAAACGTAACGGTTTTGAAATTGTTAAACCTGAAGCAATGTACAGTTCATTACTGCGTTTAGCAAAAAACACATCTTCGGGTATGTCTACAACGGTTGAGGTGTCAAAAAGTTTCTCCCCGAGAGGTGAAAATAAAGAAAAGGTAAAAATTAATTCAAGACAGAAGGCGTTAGTCATTATGCGTGAAGGACAGAAGATATATTCTTCGGAGTATTTAAACAAGAAATTTAATACAGTAGTTGATTATCAGACGAAAGGTTCTAGAGATGTACCAATTAAAGCTACGAGAACAATCTATGCGATCCACGTCTCGGTATTAGCGCCTCAGTTATTGTTAACGTTACCGTTGAACGAGTATTTTGCGAGACATGGAGGGCCAACAAATCCGGATACAAATTTATTAAGTGGGAAAGTGATAATAGGAGATCTAGAAGCGACAGGTTCGAGAGTGATGGATGCGAGTGATACGTTTCGGAATACTGGCGACCCAGCAATTATCACATTCGCATTAGATTACTCGGAATATGATCAACATATGACTTTATTTAATTTTAGAAATGGATTATTGTCTGGGATGCGTAGTGCGTTATCGTGTTATGATACTTATCGTTACGATGGTTATACGGTGAACGAAATGATTGAGTACGGCTATGGTGAAGGCAGAGTACAAAATACCTTATGGAATGGAAAACGCGCGGTAATGCGCATTTCGAAAGACGCATATGACCAGCTTCCAGAGGAAAGAAAACAAGTACCTGATGATGCTCCTTTCCGAGCAACGAAGCCAGGAATAAAACTAATTGATAATTTTGAAGGTTTGGAGAGTTATGAAGGTAGAGAGGTAGTATTAGTTTCACCTTGGGATGGAAGTGATTTAGCAAGAGTGTCAACACATTTATCAGGAGAAAACTCAACGCTCGTTGCAAACTCATTACATAATATGGCGATTGGAAGTGTAATACAGGAAGAATTGGCAAAGAAATTTGGTCAGACTTTAAAAGTATTATCTGAGATGTACGTCGGGGACGACACTTTATGGTATCTTCGTTTTTCAAGCTTGGATAGCGGCGTTCTCGACGCTTGTGTCGATTTAATTTTCGATGTTGTCTCAAAGGTTGGTCATGAAGCTTCGCCTGCAAAAACGACAATGCTTCCCTTTTCAGCGGAGAAAACACAGACTCATGCGAAATGTGGGGTGTATATCCCTCAAGACCGAATGATGATGGTATCGTCTGAACGAATTAAAAATATTGAGAACATACAGGGATATATGCGATCAAACGTTATGACATATGTGACTAAAGTGAGTCGGGGGTTTTCCGAAGAGTTAGCACATAGAATATTACTATTTAAATCAGCGATTTTAGGGCATCGAAAGCTGAAACGTACCATTAAAGATACAGAACGGTATAGATCGAGATATTTCGATTCAGAGGAAGATGGTTATACATTATGTATTATTCGTGATCCAAGCATTTTATATACACCGGTAGCATGGAATGGATATGGTGCTTCACCAATCGCACTGAACATCGTAATGACGCCTGAACTATATTTAGATATATTACAAATGCCATACGCAAGCGAATGGGTAGCGCCTTATTCTCATTTAGTTGACTGTCATTTACCACCTTGGAATGAGACTGAAGCGGATACAAAACAAATAAGGTCTAATACGGAAATGGGTTTGTTCTCAAAATTAGCGAGAAAGGCAGTAACTGCGACGCTATTGGATCCCCAGCTATCAGAAGCTGTTAGAACATTACCATTACAAGGTTTTGGTCCTCATAAGCTATCGCATACCATGATGCATAGCGCATTATTAAAAGAACCGCGAGCGCGTACGCTCTTGTCTACCGGTTACGAATTAGAATATCAGAAAGCTTTAAACGGACATTCAGGTGGAAAGGCGAAATTAGATGTAGCTGGTCATGACCTTGAAATTTCAACATCATATGCGAAAATATTCAGAATTGATTTTGGAGAAGAGATCGTGTTTAATAAGCTTGAATTTCCTGATAGGAATTTATCTCCACGATTTCTACTACAAAAGTTGATCATTGGAAATAGGACTTCGAGTAGAATGCGCATGTCATATGTTGATAAAATTGATTCAATTTTAAGAGGAGATGTGGTTATGAGGGGGTTTATAACATCAAATCATATAATTCGTTTGATGGAAGATATTGGTAGCGGTTATAACGCAGAGGATCTAACGACTCTTTTTTCATTGATGAATTTAGATCCAAAAGTCGCGAACAGACTGGCTGAATACTTGACTCAAGATCGAACTAAGTTCGACGTTCAGCGATTAGCGAAGGGAGGAGTGGGCGGAGACGAATTTACAATGTCTTTAAATCTAATGACGACCGAATTTGTAGAACAACTTGTAGAATATCCGACACAACTTTTCCAAGCAGAGCGTGACGCGCTAATACTCCACGCAAGTCAGATCGCTATGACACGCGCGGCGTTAGGATTACCATTGCAAAAGATGCACTTTGTAGTCACTGAGGAACATAAAAAGGAGTTGAGAACGGTTAGGGTGCGCTCAAAGCTCCCGAAACGCAGCACAGTAAAGAATTTAGTACATGATGTCCGAAGATTGGGAGCAGGCATCGTTGAACAGCAGTTTCTGTAGTCGAGAGGCAACAAAAGATAC